TCCTTACTGGGTAAGGCTGGCGTAAAAACGTTGCGATCGGCTGCATTAAAGTCGACTACCCCAACATTGCGGAAGATGCGCCAACGTGCGCCAGTTGGAAGCAGAGCACACAAAGTAGGCGGAAGAATGCAGCGTGCATCGATTTTCAAGGGACGGAAAAGGCGTAGAGTTGGTGGTCGACTCGTAGCTCCGGGATTTTTGAAACGCTCTCTAAGGCGTAGTACGCGATTCAGAGATGGAAAGGCGACTGTGCGGATCGGTGTGCGTCGTGAAGCGTTCTATGGTGTGCAATTCGTCGATGTTGGAACAAAAAAGATGCGGGCTCAGCCGTGGTTTCAGCGAACATTTGTGGGCGACAAGGGAAAAATTGAACGTTCATTGATTGAACAATTGTCAAGTGCGATTCGAAAGGTGACTTAGATGGCAGACTTGGCCAGATTGGTTGTTAGATTAGAAGCGGAAAGTTCAAGGCTTCAATCTGAATTGAACAAAGCCGACGCACGAATAAAGAAATTTGAGAAAGATACTGATTCCGTCTCTTCAAAAATAAAGGGATCATTCAAAAATGCGTTTGCTGGAATTAGCGCCGCAATTGGCGGTGCCGCATTGGTCAATCTCACCAAAAATTCGATTCAAGCAAGAGACAACATTCAAAAATTGGGCGTGAGACTTGGTATTTCTACCGAAGCACTAAGTCAATACCAATTCGTAGCGGAACAGACCAATGTCAGTCAACGTACGCTGGAACTGGGTTTTCAGCGTATGACACGCAGAATTTCTGAAGCCGCTCAGGGTGCTGGTGAGGCGAAAAATGCGATCGCTGAACTTGGCATTGATGTGGAAAAGCTCAATCAGCTGACGCCCGATGCCCAGTTTGAAGCGCTGGCCGATGCCATGCAGCGCGTGGAAGCACCTGCCGATCGTGTACGTCTGGCGATGAAGTTGTTCGATTCCGAGGGTGTCGCGCTTTTGCAGACTATGGAGGGTGGCAGCAAGGCAATTCGGGCGATGCGCGAAGAAGCGGATCGGATGGGATTGACACTTGGTCAAGATGCGGCCGATGCTGCGGCGCGCGCAAATAGCGCACTAAGCAAGCTCGGAGCTTTGGGACAAGCGCTTGGGATGACATTGGTTACGGCTCTTTCGCCGGCCATCGAGGATGTCGCCAATTGGTTTCAGACGCGCTTACCAATCGCGATTCAGGTTACTGCGAATGCTTTTCGCGATGCGCAGTCCTTTGTATTGGAAACCGTCAGTAGCATTTCCAGCAGTCTTGGCGCAGCCAGTAGATTCCTCACCATATCACTACCGGGGACCGGGCCGGCTACGGACGACGTATCAAACGCGATGCGGAGTTTCGCTGATGAGATGGAACGAGTCAGCAATACTGCAGATCGAGCTTCTGTTCGAATTCAATCACTCAAAAGCACAAACGATACATACGCAAGTTCACTTCAAACCGGCATTTCATTCAATCAACTTTACAACCAGGCATTGGCGGAATCCTTTCAAGGTGAGTCCCGCTCGGCTGGCGTAAAACGAGAAGCCAAGCAAGCGCAAGATGAATTGAACGATTCTCTACAGAGGGCCAATACGATTTTGGCTGCTAATTTGACGCCACTTGAGGAATATCAGCAAAAGATTCAGGAACTAAACATTCTTCGTGGTGAGCAGCCCGGGGTTATTACCGACGATATCTATGCTCGCGCCGTCGAGCGTTATGGCGAAGCCCTCGATAACGCGAGCGGCAAGACAGAACAATTTCGCCAGTTACAAAGCGTGATTGGTGAGGTTGATCCGGTTTCGCCATTGCTAAAGCAGCTTGAAACGCTGGAGGAATTGGAACAAGCCTTCCCACAGTACGCCAACATTGTTGGCGAAGCCATGCTGAATGTCCAAGAAAAAATTGATGGCATCAACGAAGGTATGGTGGAGTCGACGGAAAAAGTAAAAAGTGAATGGGAAAAGCTCGGACCGGTGTTTTCGAGTGCATTCGAAGATGCGATTGTAGAAGGCAAGTCATTTAGAGATGTTCTCGAAGGCATTTACAAGGATATCGTGCGCATTGCGACGAGACAGCTCGTCACTGAGCCGCTAGGAAACGCGGTAGCGGGGTTTTTCGGTGGCGGAGGTGGCGGTAGCAAGTTTGACTTATCCGAGCTGTTCGGCGGTCTCACAGGGGCGTTCACCGGTGCCGATTTTGTTGTTGGTCCACAAACATCGCCGAATATCGGTGGCTTAGACAATCGGGTATTGGCGATGCGGGTGGCCGACGGAGAGCGCATCACAGTGACACCCAAAAACCAATCATCTGGCCAGACTATCAATCTCGGTCCCATCGTTGTCAATGCGAAAGATGTTGATTCGTTTTCCAGCCGGGAAAGTCAAACACAATTGGGTGCCTCGATTCGAAGGTCAGCGGATATCGGATTGAGGAATCTGTAATTGCACCTGTCGTATGTATTTCCGGAGTGTGTTGCATATGGGTCAGGTGGTGGACCCGAATTCAATACAACGATCTATGAAGCGGACAATGGCGATCGATCCGCCTTTGTCCCCTGGCCGATTGGCCGACACAAATATGATGCCAGTAGCGGCGTAAAAAAAATCTCCGAATTCGAAACGATCTTGACGTTATATCACGTCGCGCGTGGCCGAGCCGATACATTTGATTGGCAGGACAGAAATGATCATAAGTCTTGTCTACTCAGCGAATCGCCAAGCGATACCGATCAAATATTGGGTGTGGGTGATGGTATCCAAACGGACTTTGGGATTTACAAGGAATACACCGTAGGGCTTGTCACGCGTCGTCGACCTATTCAGCGTCCGCTACCCGGCAGTGTATTAATTGCGGCAGATGGGGTGCCAGTTACTACAGGATGGTCGTGGATAGAAAGTGAATTCGTGATCCGATTTGATGTGGCGCCACTAACGGGCGTCGCGCTCACCTGTGGATATCTTTTTCACGTTCCGGTAGCGTTTGCTTCGAACGTATTGAAAGACAACTTCACTAACAAAAGTGGCGATGACTTTTTAGTAGAGTTTCCTATTGATCTCGAGGAAGTGAAGCTCAAATCTGAAGATTTTCCCCCGTGAAATCGCTGGCAACGCATCTCCAGGGTGTCCTGGCATCGGATTTAACCCTCGCAACTTGTTGGATGTTTATTCGCCTGGACGGGCAAAGAATCGGCGTTACAAATCATGTTGAAGATATTGTCGAAGGCGGTGAAACATATTACGCCGATTCTGGATTCACTCGCACCAATGTTCAGCAAAACATGGGGTTATCCGTTGATAATCATGATGTCGGCGGCTTTTTTGACAATGGCGTTTTTAACGAAACCGACTTGCGTGCCAAGAAATACGACGGCGCGATAGTTGAATCGTTCATGGTCGATTATTTGAATCCTGACGAAGGGAGAATCTGGGTTAGTACTTGGATCTTGGGCCAAGGGAGAATTGTGGAAGGGCGGTATGAGATTGAATTCCGGAGCTTGCTTCAGCTTCTCGAAATGCCAATCGCGGATTTTTTTGGACCTTCCTGCCGGCATAAGCTGGGAGGTCCTGATCCTCACCCGGTTACAGGGCGGCCTGGTTGCGGAGTCGATCTATCGTTGATGATGGAAACTGGTACGATTACTGCAGTCTCGAATCCGAGAAGGATTTTTTCCGATGCCGCGCGCACCGAGGGCAATGACTGGTGGGCGGGCGGAGAAATCACAATGACCAGTGGTGCAAACATCGGCGTGGTGAGGATCATCAAGCGAAGCTTCTCGACCGGTCAATTTGAATTGATGGAACCGATGCCATTCGGTGTGGAAATCAATGATTTATTTTCGGTAACACCCGGGTGTAACCATCTTTTTAGGATGAGCGCTGACCCTGAGGAAGGACCGTACACCGGTGATTGCATACTGAAATACAACAACAAAGACAATTTTGGTGCAGAGCCAGAATCGCTTTCAGCCGTACTGCAATTTGGCGGGTTGAAGTGACCCGGGACGAAGTTGTTGCTGATGCTCGCCAATGGCTTGGCACGCCGTTCATGCATCAGGAACGTGTTCTGGGACATGGCGGTGATTGTGTCGCGATGGCAGAGTGGTTGGCGCTCAGATACCACCTAATCGAGAAGCCATTTCGTACGAACTATGGACCTGAGCCGAACATGCGGGAAATCATTCAGGGAATGAAAGCTGCCGGATTGGAAAAACTACGATCTATCGATGATCGATTGCCGGCTGACATTTTGTTTATTCAATGGGCCAAGGAGCCACAACACTTGGGTTTGTTGTTGCCTGGAAATCGAATCATTCACGGATATTCGACGTCCGGGAAGTATGTCGAGAGCAATTTGAATGGCCGATTGCTGGATGGTTTGAGAAGCGTCTGGCGCTTCCCGGGGATTGTTTGATGCAGATGGTATTGACAGCAGTGGGTTCAGCCATTGGTGGACCAGTAGGTGGTTTTGTCGGTGGAATCATTGGCGCTGCGGCTGACCGGGCATTGTTTGGCCCGGGCGATACACGTTCCGCCGAACTAGGTCTCGAGAGTTTGTCGGTATCGGTGTCGACAGACGGCCATTTGATTCAGGATGGGGCTGGCACTCATCCTAGAATTGGCCGACTGATTTGGTCCGCGCCAAAAAAAGAGAATCGAACCAGCGAAACCACTGAAGGCGGCAAGGATTTTGGTGGCCCTGAGCACACAACTGAACGCATAAATCCGACAGTAACGTGCGCTTACTCGTTTGGCTGGGGTCCAGGGCGACCTATCTGGATCAAGGCGAACAAACGCACGTTGGTTGATTTCCGTCCTACTGCGGTGACGACCTACGCGCCTGGCGTAAAAGTCAACATTATGAATGGCAATCAGAACGAATCGTCCTATCTGGCGGATTCAACGTTTCCCAGTGCTCCCGCCTATCGTGGTCAAATTGTCGTAGAGTTCGAGAATCTTCCTATCCGGCAATTTGGCGACGATCCTCCGCAGGTGTTGGAAGCTATGGTCGTCATGGACGGCGCGAGTGTGCCTGCGAGCACCAATATTTTACTGGACGACAACGACATAAATTCGGCCGGCTATCAATACTACGATGCAGACCGCGGGTATTTGTGGGTGTCGTTTGATGCTGTGAACATGAATCCACGTGAAAATGTCGTTGGTGTGGTTGACGTCAATACACGAGAATGGGTTTTTCAGACTCGATATCCTTCCGTAGAAGGCTCCCACCCTGGCGGCATTCGAAAAGTTGTTGTTACCAATCCGGATCTTACTTTTGAAGAATGGATTTTGGTCAATGAAGATGACTTTTTGCGTGTCTATGATGCGGATTCATTGTCATTGAAATTTGTTCATACGAGAACGTCAGGCGGATCTATCTTAACTGTTGCTAATGAGCGAGGTCTTCTAAGCTACAAATCCGGGGGTGGTGGTGGTCATAAGTTAAGTTTGTGGTCTCAATATTCCAAATTGGATATCGAACAGAACTTGCAAAATCCTACTGGCTATTCGATAAAACTTCAGGGGATCTGCGAATATTCGGAAACGTTTTTATTTTTTCTAAATAAAACTGTTGACAACACGCTCGCACTTGCGGAGTGGCAAATTGGAGAAATCAACAATAGCGGAGATTTCGGACCTATATTGGATCAAACGCAATTCGACGGTGGTGTCAGTTGGAACGTCGTCGATGATTCCGTGTATGCGGCATCAACTAACACTTATTTTTGCCCTGGTACG